TAAAGGTCTACCATCGTTATCTTTTAATTCACGGATTTTTGCAAATACCGTTCTATGCATCGCCCATTTTGCACCAGTTAAAAGTGATTGATCTAATCCATAAACAGCTTCTATTAAAACATCATAATTCAAATTCAGTATATCGCCGTTTAAATGATTATAATAACCAAAACTTGATTGACTAACACCAGTGCTAAAAATACCAGTAAATGGTGAAGTATCGGAGAAGCAAGCGGAATCTTCTTTTGTTGCAATTGCTTTAGCAAGCTGTGTAATTATAAAATCACTAACATCTACAATAGCATCTTCTAACAATTCTCGTGTCACCGCCACAACACCAATTAATTTTCGTGCAGTAAGTGTAAGCTGACTAAGTGTTGGTTTTGAAGATGTTGGAGCTACACCCTCATTTACGAAATATGCCGTCGCACCAGTATTTACACTTGGAATATTAATTATAGGATTACTCCCCATCGGCATAGTTGTAAAGAGCTTTCGTGCCTGTCCATAAGTAGAAAGTAATTCTAAAATCTTTGGTTTAGTAACTTCAGGCACTAAATAACCACCATCGGAGGCAGTGCCTTCTTTCATAGGATCTGCCGCTTTGCCGATAAGCAAATTATAAGCATTCTTCAAAGACTTAGAAAATGCAGTAGTCGGATTTTTCTCTTCATCTTCAAGTTTAATATCAGGTTTAGTCGTATTGCTTTGTTTGAAAGCCTCTAAAACAGAAGCAGTAATAATAGATTTAATTTCATCAGCCGTGAAATTATATGTTTGATTTTCCATTTTTACCTCCATATTCAAATTAGTTAAACATCGTTAATTGATGTTACCTTTAATTTGACTAATAGCTCCAGCAACAGCTTCTTTGACAAGTTTTGTCAAATCGCCATTGCCTACTATCCCCGTCTTTTGAGTAACATCTTTTTTAATAAACTTCTCAAGTTGTTCAAGTTTAGAATTAAGTTCTAAAATGCTTTCTTGCATTAGTTTCAATTCATCGCCTTCAATATTAGATTTAATGTTATCAATTGTCTTTCTCAAATTTTCAATCTCATTAAGTGTTTTTTTATTTTCTTGCAACAGCTCTTCAATTTTATTTCTAAATTCAAGCTCTTCAATTAACTTAATTCCTTCATAACTCTTAACAATTGATCTCCCTATAGTAATAGCATCAGGATTTGCAGGAAGTGACACCGCTGAGTATTCCACAAGCTCCCATTTGTTGAATAAATATCCATCTTCTAATTCAACAGCTTCTTGCCAGTCAGGAATAAATCCAATTGACCACGCGTTCATTACACCTTCTTTGTATAATTGATAAATATCACTTGCAAAATCAGTTGATGCAAACTTTGTTTTTGCTAAAATTCCATTATTTTCGTTTTTACGCCATAGTGATTTACCAATTACCCAGTTTGGATTGTGATTGAAAAGCACAATCGGATTTTTTTCGTAATTACTTAAATCTGCCCCTGTTGGATTTACAATATCGCCATATCTATCTTTCGTCATTGTTGTAATATAATGCACCACCGATCTTTCGTTATCGTTGAATTCTTTATTGACATCTTGAAAAGTTAAAATTTTCTTTTCCATAGCAAACTCCATTAATTTTGTGTTACTAATTTAATTTAAAAAATTTTTAGCAAACTTCAAATAATCAATAGCATTAATATTTTTTGAACCTTTAAGTTTACCTACAATTGCTTTTACGCCTTCTGTAAACACAATGGTTCTAAAACTATCTGGCTCAAAAAGCTCAGGATCTAATTGTCTAAATCTATATGAATTTTCGGTCTCATCTACTCCATTATCTTTAAATTCGTGGTCTTTAATCCATTTCTTTGCTTCTTCAAGAGTAAAGAATTTTTTATCAAAAATGATAGTTTGAATTTTTAATGCTTTAGTTTCCACAAAAAAGCCCTTCTTTTTGCCTTGAGTTTCTTTGTGAAAGTCTATCGGAGCACGATTAAGAGCAATAATTGGCATGTCTGCTTCGGGAAAATCATATTTAGGATAGTTTTCTAACTCTCTAACATCATTCAAGGTAAGCCAGCCATCGTTTAATCCATTTTTATAATAATTAATATTAGCTTCAGTATCTTTCGGAGCAAGGGGATCGTGTTCAATTACGAGGTTTTCTCCACCTTCAAAATCTAATGCAAAAGATTTAGTTAATGTTTCGTCAAAATAACTACAGAGTGGATCTACAACGCCACTTGTAAATTGATAAATTGATGCTTCAGCGGTGGCACGATTGATATTTTCACCGATACCAGCTAAAATTTTTGGAATTTGGAATGCCGCCATTATTTCTTCACGGCTAAGTTGTCTTTGAATAGTAAGCTCCATATCTTTAATTGAATACGCCGCCTTGACAGGTTCAACTAATTCAAGTAATGCCACCTTATAAGCATTTTCATATCCACCACCATATCTTTTTTGCAACTCTTCTTGCATTCTTTCGAATGTTGTTTTTGAAAGTTCCTTATGAGCCACAAATGTCTGTCCTAAAAATCCACCACTTTTATAAAATTGTTTTTGATATTTAGTTTGTAATTGGTCGACTTCAACTTGGTCTAAAATATTACTTATGATTGGTCTACCAACGATAACATTATCAGGATCAGGATAAACTAAATTAATAACATCTTCATTTTTAAGAGTTAATTCTTGCCCACCATTTTTATATTTATAGTGTTTCAAAACTCCATTTTCAATTACAGGTTCAACATTAAAAGGTTTAAGTTGAATAATCGCCGCAGGCACACCAAGTTTATTTCGTAATTTTAGAAGATAACTATTTCCATATAAAGCTAAATGAAACGCCCAGCGATATTTTATGCTCCAGAAGGTTTGATAAGGATTTGGATTTCTAAAAATTTGATTAATTGGATGGTCTCTTAATTCTACTAAATCATCTTCGGTTCTTTTATAAACTCTAAAATTTGCTTTTGCGAAATATTTACCAAGAATATCCATTGAAACAAATACCCAGCTGGAGATTTTATCGTTTTGAGTATAAACATTGAAATAATCCCCGAATTGGATTTTGAATTTTTTGGCGTCTACCATATTAAGTAGCACGCCAACGGTTTTAAGTAGCATTTTCTTCAAAACATTCATATCCACCTCCTAATTTAATCAATAAAGAAGAATTTCAAATTTTTATTTTCAATGTATTTTAGCCAGTTGCAATATACAACGGCATCAGCAATATCTGTAGAGCGTCCAATTCTTTTACGAATTTCATCTTTGCTTTCTAAAATTGTTTTACCAAATCTATCAACCTTTACTTTAGGAGCGTTCAATTCTTCTTCTAAGTCATCATCATCGGGAAGTTTAATATAATCTAAATCTCTTTTTAACTGAGCCCACATTTGAGTTTTAAGATTAGCAAACTTTTCTGTTGTGTCGTCAGTTTGTTGCATTTGAGCAGATGAATGAATTTCATACAAATCAAAAGTTATTACATTACCATCTTCATCTTTAATGTTATCGTGAATTAATTGTTCATTTATAATATCAAAAACACCTGCTCCGATGCCATCGCAGTCTACACCTACTTTGTGCGGTTTATATTTTTTAATTAATTTTATCGCCTCGGTTGCAACTTCGGTTAAATCCAAATCAAAATACTTAAACACTTCAAAATTGTTGCCAATATTAACGGCAATTACAGAAGCATCATTACCATAACGAGCAACATCAATTGCTATATCTCTAATTTCAGTTTCAAGTCCTTGAATGCGTCCTCTTTGCATTGCTTTTTCAATTAAATCAACTGGAATAAATCTTTCTGCCTCATCTAATGGAAATTCACCTAAGACTTTCCATAGGAATAAAGAATTAGGTTTATAAATCACGTTTTCAAATTCAAATGTTTTCAATTTTTCGTTGTGTTTAGTATAAGGCACGCACCATTTACGAATTTTATCTTTTATCCATTTATAACTTACTGCACCTTGAATAATTTCTTTTTTGTATTTAACATTCGGATGTTCCAGAGCGGATATTGTTAAAGCATTCCATTCCTCAGTTTGTAAATTTTTATAAAATACACAATTAGTAGTTGATGGATTTCCGATTGCTAATACTTTAGCATTTTCAGAGTTTGTGATACCATCAATAGCTTCCCAGATCGTTGGATGTATACCAACAGCTTCATCAAGAATTATTAAAATATTACTTGCGTGATAACCTTGAAGTTTAACAGCCGAAACTTCTTCTTTGCCAGGATCGGTTGAAAGTCCTTCAGCGAACCATTTAGGTGCAAGTTCATATCTTACGGTCAACATTTTACCGCCCAGTGGGTATTTAGATTTTTGATATAAATGATTTATTTCTGCCCAGAGCAAGTCTTTCACTTGTCGCATTGTTGGAGCGGTTGTGATTACAATTGTATTTGGATTTGGCACAATGTAAGCAAGTGTAATACAGGCACCTAAGAAAGTTTTACCAACGGAGTGTGCCGCTTTTACTCCAGTAAATTTATTACTCCAGACACTTTCAATAACCATTTTTTGTTGTTTTGTAAGTTTTTCCACTCCTAAGATGTTTTGAATAAAGAAAAACGGATCACGGAGTTTTTCTAATAAATAGT